TCAACACGGCCTCTCGCCTGGGCGATGAGCTGCAGCGCGACCCGGCGACCTACGTTGCCAGTCGCAGTCCTCTATTGCGCAAAGCGGCAGAGGACGCTGCAAGCGGAGACCCTGCTGCCGTCGAGGCCTATGCCACGGCCATGCTCGCTGAGCAGCAGCGCCTCGGGGCGCCTGAGCCGCGGCTGTTGAGCGAGAAGCAGGCGGCCGGTATCGCGGCAGCGTTCGAGAACACAGCGGACGGCGGCAACAACTCCGCGCAGATCATCGAAGAGCTGCAGCAGCAGTGGGGCAAGCACTGGCCCACCGTGTACAAGCAGTTGCAGGACAAGCTGCCAGGCGCAGCACTAGTGATCGGCACGGGCGTCGACCCGCAGACATCGGCGATGCTCGCGCGAATCGCTCCGCTGAAAACGTCCGAACTGAAGGCAGGGCTCGACAGTATCGAGGCCAGTGACGCGAAGAAGGTGCTGGCCGAGGAGATGACCGACTTCCGTCTGACTCTGGCCGGCCAGGTTGGCGGCGAGCGCACATTCTCGACGCTGTATAGCGAAGCCGAGCGCCTTGCTTATGTCTACATGGGGCAGGGCAAGAGCGCGAAGGACGCGGTCAGCCTGGTGAAGAAATCGCTGATCGATGACAAGTACACCCTGGCCGGTACCTATCGCGTTCCGAAGTCCTTTGATGCCGATATGGTCGAGGCCGGCACCGAGCGCGCCATCGAAAGTCTTGATCCAGCGACGCTGCGATTCGCGGTGCCGAAAGGTGTGGATGAGGCCTTCGCCCGCGACCGCGTGAAATCTGCGATCAGCAAAGACGGCTACTGGGTCACCCTGCCGGATGAAAGCGGCCTTGCGCTGTACTACAGCGGCGAGGCGGTGCTGACGAAGGAAGGCGAGCCGGTAACACGCAGCTTCGACGACCTCACCACGGAAGCAGCCAGCAAGCCTAGCGCCTGGCAGCGATTCAACGAGGGCCGGCAGAAGATGAACAACGCCAACGCGCCGTCCGGAGCATGGGGTAGATAATGACGCTTTTCACTGATGGGCTGGTAATCCGCCGCGACCGCAACTTGCTCGACGACGTGGTAACCGGCCAGTTCGACGCGGCAGAAGCGGCGTTCGACCAGGCGATGTTCGAGAACCCGACCAGCGCCGCCCGCCGTATCGGTGAGCTGAATCGTGCCGAGCAGGGGGAAGTCATCAGCCCGGCATATCCGGCCTATGGCATTCCCGAGCGCCGAGCCGAGCCAGAGACCCCGCTGCTGACCGCCGAGCAGGCCCGCGCTCGCATCAAGGAAGAAGGCCTCGACCTGACAGTCGATGATGCCGGCATTCGTGCCGGCGCGCTGGACATCCTGATCGAGCGCAAGCGGGAAGAGGCCAAGCGCAAGTTCATCCTGGACAACGCGCCGGCCTCTACGGTGCCGGTTCAGTTGCTGGCTGGGTTCGCTGCATCTGTGCTCGATCCGATCAACGTCGCGTCGGCGTTCGTCCCGGTCGTTGGTGAGGCACGCTATGCGTCGATGCTGGCCCGCGCCGGACAGTCCGTGGCCGCTCGTGCAGCAGTGCGTGCACAGGTCGGCGCGATTGAGGGTGCGGTCGGCGCCGCGATGGTCGAGCCGCTGATCCTGTACGCGTCGGCTCGCGACCAGGCCGACTACGACCTGACCAACAGCCTGCTCAACGTCGCCTTCGGTTCTGCCCTGGGTGGCGGACTGCACAGTGCTGGCGGACTGATCGGTGACCTGCGTCGCGGCAATCTGCTGGATGCGGTAAAGGTCGAGGCGCCAGAGCTCGCGCCAAGTGCCACGGCTACGCCACGAGCGGCCGCGCAGGAGTTCGTGCTGCGGGTGGACGAGAACCCTATGCTCGCGCTGCGTGATTCGCTCGAGCGTGGCATTGCGGCTGACCGCGTGAGACTGGCCGAGGATGCAGGACGGCAGGCGCGCGAGGCGCTGATCCCTGAGATCCGGGCCGAGCTGTCTGAGGTTGCTGCCGGCCGGCTGCCCAACGTGCGGGACCTTCGGACTGAGCAGGTTGCAGTTCAGCGGACGCTAGACACGCTTGACGACACATTCAAGGCTCGCGCCAAGGAGTTCCAAGGCCAACGCATGAGCCGCAAGCAGGCCGAGCGCGCTGCGCGTGATGCGATTGCCGAGGAACGTCAGCGCCTGAATGAGCGCAAGGCTGAGCTTGAGTCAGCTACCGATTTGAATCGGCAGGCAGAGATTGCTCGCGGAGAGCTAAACGCTCTTCAGCGTGGCGAGATCCCGCAGCGCTACCAAGAGCGAATCGACGCCGAGACAAATCGCATTGCAAGCGCTTTCGACCTGCGGCAGACGGCCAGATCAAAAGCCGAGGCCGCTCCATGGCAAGTCCGCGAGACGGCGTTGCGCGCTGCGGTGGCGCAGTCCGTCACCGGCCGGCCCGTCAATGTCGAAGCCATCTTCGACCTGTCTGACCCCGCAAAGCGTGCTGCCGCGCTTCAGCGTATCAAAGAGCCGGTCGAGACTGTTGCCGACCCGGAAGGCGAAATTGCCGGATATGCCGCCGACGAAACCGCCAAAATGCTGGACGGAACCGATCTCCCAGGCGCACAGAAAATGCTGGAAGACGAACTGGCGCTGACCGAAGAGATTGCCGCGCAGGCTGGTCTCGACGTTGCCCCTTATCTGCGCGACGCCAATGCGCTGGCCGCAGATGCTGAAACCTACGCCGCCGCCTATCGGGCCGCAGCACTCTGTCAGTTGAGGACGTAAATGGCTGCTCAAGACTGCATCGATACCATCCAGGCCGCTGCCAAGGCTGCCGGGCGCGAGCTTGACCTTGAAGAGCTGACAGAGCTTGTTGGCGATCTGCAGGCGCGCATCAAGCAGCTGCAGGCGACTGACGGCATGCTCGGCCTGGAAGAGGCAGCCATGCGCGCCGCTGACGAGATGGGGAACCAGGTCAAGCTGGCTGCCGTGATCGAGAAGCGCAACGCCCTGCTCAACGCTCGTCGTCGCGCTGAGCTGGTCGGCTACATTCGCAGCACCTGGTCGGATCGGCCGGACCTCGGGCTCGAGTCCTTCCTTGTCGGCACCAACGTTGCCCGGGCGGGCGCGCGCCGGTCGGTCGCGGCCGAGCAGAAACAGCTCAGCCAGGCCTATATCGCCGGGTTTCTCAGCGATATCGAAAAGGAGGGGCTGCTGCCTTTCCTGACTCGCGGCGACTTGGATCAGGATATTGCCGACTCGCTCTGGCGTATCGGCATGGACAAGCCTTTGGACGGCCTGAGCAAAGAGGCGGTCTCGATCGCCAAGATCATGCAGAAGTACCAGGAGGCCGCGCGCATCGACGCCAACCGTGCAGGCGCCTTCATCCGCAAACTGCCGGGATACGTGGTGCGCCAGTCGCATGACCCGTACAAGCTGCAACGGGCCGGATTCAAACAGTGGCGCGACGAGATCCTGCCGCTGCTGGACGAGCGGACCTTTGAGGCTGGTTCGGATGTCGACGGCTTCCTGCTGGCTACTTATAACAACCTGGTTTCAGGTGTGCACCTGAAGGTTTCGACGCCGGAGCCGACAGGCTTCAAAGGCCCCCGCAACCTGGCCAAGAAGGTCAGCGCCGAGCGCGTCCTGCACTTCAAGGACGGCGTTGCCTGGGATCAGTACAACAAGGTCTACGGCACGGGCTCGCTGCGCGAGGCATTCCTTGGCGGCCTGGACCGCTCCGGCCAGAGCACCGGCCTCATGCGCCGGCTCGGCACCAATCCTGAAGGAAACTTCGAAGCGGCGCTTGACGAGCTGCAGCTGGCCTTCAAGGAAGACCCCGAGGCCATGCGGCGCTTCCAGGATGATCGCCGCGGGATGCTCAAGACTCGCTTTGCCGAGATCGATGGCAGTGCGAGCATTGCGGTGAATCATACCGGCGCCCGGGTGGCCGCGAATCTGCGTGCCTGGCAGTCCATGGCCAAGCTGGGCGGCGCGGTGATCTCTGCCGTTACAGACCTTCCGGTGGCTGCCAGTGAAATGCGCTACCAGGGCAAGGGCATGCTTGGCTCGATGGGTACGCTGATCGGTGGCATGTTGTCCGGCAAGAAGCCGGCCGAGCAGCGCGAAATCCTCTCGACGCTGGGCGTGTTCTTCGACAGCGTGCGCGGGGAAGTGGTCAGCAAGTTCAGCGCCGATGATTCGTTGGGCGGCAAGATGAGCCGCGCGCAGCAGCTGTTCTTCAAGCTCAACGGCCTGACTTGGTGGACCGACACCATGCGCAGCACCGCGGCGCTGATGATGAGCCATCACTTGGCCTACAACCGCACGTTGAACTGGGACCAGATGAATCCCGACTTGCGGCGCACGCTCGAGCTGTTCGACTTCGACGCAGGTAAGTGGGACTTGGTGCGCGGCACTGGTGCCAAGCTGGCTGACGGTCGCGAGTACATGACTGCCCAAGGCATCGACGATATCCCGGAAGCGGATCTCGCCGGCTACCTCACCAGCAAGGGCCGCACGGTCAATCAGGCAGCTATCGGTGAGCTGCGCGAGGAATTGCGCGGCAGCCTGCGCAGCTACATTACCGACCGGGCCAGCTATGCGGTCATCGAACCGGATGCCAGGACGCGCGCGATCATGCGCCGGGGTACTCAACCAGGGACCGTAGCCGGCGAGCTGCTGCGCTTCGTCGGCCAGTTCAAGGCCTTTCCTGTGGCCATTCTGCAGAAGTCGTTCGGCCGAGAGCTGTACGGCCGTGGCTACCAGCCAGGGGTTTACGGTGCCAATCCTGGGCGCGAGCTGATCCAGGCCATGCGCAGTGGAAACGGCGAAAAGCTCGGCATTGCGCAGCTGATGCTGTGGACCACGCTGTTCGGCTATGGCGCCATGGCCACGAAGGATTTACTGAAAGGCCGCGAGCCTCGGCCGGCAGATGACCCGAAGACTTGGGTGGCGGCGATGCTGCAGGGCGGCGCGCTCGGGCTTTACGGCGACTTCCTGTTCGGTGAGGCCAACCGCTTCGGCGGCGGGCTTACGCAGTCGCTGTCTGGGCCGACGCTGGGTCTGATTGATGGAGGGTATGACCTGCTCGCAAGGCTGCGAGACGGTGACGATGCGGCGGCTGCCAGCTTCCGTTTCGCCATCCAGAACACGCCTTTCGCGAATTTGTTTTACACTCGCGCAGCGCTTGACTATTTAATCCTCCATAGCGTGCAAGAAGCCCTCAACCCTGGTGCACTGCGTCGCATGGAGAGGCGGATAGAGAAGGAGAACGCCCAGCAATTCTTGCTGCGGCCATCTCAGAGTTATTTGGATCCGCTAGGGATTGCGAGGTGAGGAATGTTAGTTTTCCTATCTGTTTTAGTGGCGAGGATGCTGGATCCGGCTGCGATCATACTGTGCGCCGGCTCGGCACCGATGATCGGGGCTTACCGGGTGGCTGTGCCAGTCGGAGCGCTGCTATATTCCAGCCTTCAGCTCGGATTGGTCGATGAGTTTTCGTGGTTAGGGTTACTCACATCCGCCACAGCCGGCGCCGTGCTGTCTGCGTCCGGCCTGTTCCTATGGCAGCGAATTCCGAAACGATTTAAGCGTGCCATGACCTCAGGGCAAGCCGAGTGAGCTTGTTGCGCATGGTGCTGGTGATATTCGGGGCTCCAGTCCTAGCCGCCTGGGTGGCTGTACAGTTCGCGCCGGATTCGCTCCGCGTTTACATAGCCATTGCCGTTTACTTCATGTCGACATTCCTTGCTATATCGCTGGAGGTTGAGCGCGACAACGGAAGCTTAAACACACTCCGGGATGCCGTGGCTGCATCTAAATTCGGATTGCAGGCGTTCGCCTGGTGGGCAGGAATCATGCTTTCCATTATTGGAATCGCCTGGTTTTCGGCTCTCATGTTGTAGATCGATAACAAACCACAAGACCCGCTTCGGCGGGTTTTTTATTGCCCAAATTCCAGGCCCCGCCAATGAGCGGGGCTTTTTATTGCCCGCACGAAAGGATCGGCCATGACCGTTCAGACAAACACCAACGTCGCCAGCTTCAACGGTAACGGAGTGACGCAGATTTTCCCGATTGCGTTCAAGTTCAACAATGACACCGATCTGATTGTGCTGCTTGTTGATGACGCAACTGGCGCTGTCTCTCAGCTCACATTGAACTCTGACTACACCGTCAGCGGCGAGGGTGATGAAGAGGGCGGCCTGATCAATGTTGTCGTGGCGCCAGCGTTAGGCCAGCGGCTGAAGGTTACGCGTGTTGTCGATATTCTTCAGCTGACGGACCTTCGCAACCAGGGCAAGTTCTTCGCAGAAGTCCACGAAGACGCCTTCGACCTGCTGACGATGATTGCCCAGCAGCACGAGTCAGGCATCAAGTCGGCCTTGCGCGTGGCAGAGTCCGATCCTGAGCCAGCGCGAATTCCATCCGCTGCTCAGCGCGCCGGAAAAATCCTGTCTTTCGACACTGAGGGCAACCCGCAAGTTGTGGCGCCGGTAAAGGATAGCTCGACCGGGTTGCGAATCGAACTGGCAAACGGTACACCCTACCTTGTAGATGGCGAGGTGGTTCGCGGCCTGATTCTACCAATCAACAGTATTGCAGCACTTCGCGCCCGATCCGGTCGCTATGACGGTGACGTCGTCTATCTTCGCGGGCGCACTGAGTCGAGCACGCTTGGCGCGGGTCAATTCAAGTGGGATGCGGCAAGCACTCTTGCCGACGATGACGGAGTAGTCATTGGTTCTGCGACAGCCGGCCGCTGGTTCCGTATCGGGACAAACTTCGAGTGCCATGGCGAGTGGTTCGGCGTCGGCAACGATGGAGATGATTATACGACTGAGCTGCAAAACGCCATAGATTACGCAGCCGTTGCTGTAAATGGCGGTCAGGGCATGCGCGTGCAGCTGCTTCGCGGCAAGGTCGGACTCTCCAATAAAATCACGCTACCAAATCGCGTAGCGGTGCATGGCGCCAACGGTCGCGGCACGGTGATTGAGGCGCTAGATACGTTTGAGCCGACCGCAACAGAGATGTTTCATGCCCATAATGGCGCGTCGAGCATGTTCGGTAGCCGCCTGGTTGACCTGCACATTGATATGAGAGGAAAGGGCGCTGCTGCTGGGCGCTGCATCTTCTCTCAGGCGTGGCAGGAAACGTGCGGTCTGGAGCGCGTAACCCTGATCGGCTTTCCGAAATACGGCTTGGAATGCTCGGATGGATA